CCCGTACCTCTTCGGTGCTGCCGGTTTCGTCGGTCCAGGTGTCCTGCTTGGACTTCACCGAGCCGCAGCCCATCCTGACAAGATCGCCGTGAGCCAATCTTGAACCGGCTCTCGCCTCGGTCATGAGGTGGACCAACTTACCGATGCCGTAGCACTTCGCTTCCTCGGTATCACCGGTCTTCCACGTTCCCATGGCCTCTTTAGCGAGGGTCACAGTCTTGATCTTTTCGAGTAGGTCTTCCTTGTCCTTCTCCCACTGAGTTTTTATTTCCTCCTGCTGGGTTCGCAGGGACTCAATGGCTTCGACGGCCTCGGGAAGTTTCGCCTCTTCGACGACCGCAACTGCTTTGTCTACCTTCTCGTTCAGTTCGCCGAGATGGTTCGCCAGGTCTTCCTGGCTCTTGATTTCTATTTTCTCAGGCATTATAGTTTTCCTCCGATCTTGATTTGTCGTTTCGAGTTATCGGATGGAAACAAGTTTTTTAGATCGCTGGTTTCGCGGTCAATGTTTCCAAGCAATTCATCGATATAAGATGACTTCTGAGAAGTCATGCTATTCTCAATAATGGTCAGCCGAAGGGAGATGTCTTCGAGGTTGGATGCAACCCCCTTCTCTTCCCCGGCTTTCCCGTCCCGTTCTATCTGTGCCAGGCTATTTACATTCGACGGGATATTCACGATTGAATATTCATATAGCTCCTGCTTGCGGTGGATGAGACCTACCGATTTCTCCTCGTCGTCGTCCTCAATGATCTCGATCTTGATAGACCGGAAGCCCACCGACCCGGCGCGGATTGTACCGGATGCGACTTTCGCTCCGATCATCGCGGCAAACTCATCCACTTCCGCCACGTCGAATAAAGCCTTCCCCTGCAGGGCATCGTCCTTGATGCGCGGGGAAAGTATCTTGCCGATGGCCGGGGTGTAGTAGTCGTGCGACCACAACATGATAGGATTCTTCTTGTAGTTCTTGAGCTGCCAGCCCTTGGGATCTATCTTTTCCTGGTCCCTGTCCTCGGAGAAGTCAGAGAGAATCCACGGGATACCATTTTCAAATGGGTCTGATTTTGCCGATTTATCATCGAGATCGAAAAAGGCATCCTGGAAAACGACTATCTGCTTCTGCACAACGCCATCAGCATCGGAGCTTTTCTTTAACAGCTCGTGAAGCTCTGCCTTGCAGATGATAATCGTTTCAAGTTCGCCGTCTTTTTTCTCTACCAATACTCGTTTCATATCTACTCCTCCGGTAGCACGGTGCACCGACAGCGGATTACATTCTCCGCCGCGCCGTCGATGTCATTTGGATATCTTAATCCGTTGGAAAAATACTCATCTATCTTTACAATCTCTCCGTCTATCTGATGTAACTCTCTCACGCTATCATCACGGGCGGAGAGCCATGAATGGCGCTCGAATCCCACTTCTTTGAACCCTTCAACACGGGTTTCGTTGATGACGCCACCCATCTCTGTACGGGCTATCGTCTCGGCCCTGTTCTGGGCCACGTTGTATACATCTCTGATCGAGGTCGCTATCTCATCAACGCTCTGTCCTTCTGAGATGCCAATACCGATCCGGTCACTGAGAGCAGATCGAACCGTGTCGGTTATCTTGGCAAGGTTGCCCTGGTTGACTCGGTACGTGAGCTTTTCAAGGGCTCCAGTCTGGTACACGGAAAAGGATTCCGATACGTCCATGCCAAGATCCTTAAAAAGCTCGACAAGTTGGCCACCGGTAAACTCCATACCCATGATGAAGTACTTCTGCGACATGGCTTTAAGCGCCTGTTCCTGGTCGAGCCAGTACCGCTCCTCAAGCATCTCGTCTTTCACATCCCGGAGCGTTTGCATCCATTCGAAATCGGGTTCTTTGACAGCCTTTGCTTTATCTGCCAAGAGCCGGAGGTTGCGGGAGCGTTGATCAAAGAACCACTGCTTGACCTCTTTCTTGTATTGCTCCTCGACCGCCTCTTCCTGTTTCGCCATCTTCCACCAGTGATCCAGCTTGTACATCTCGGTGTACAGTTCGTGGGTTTTCGTGGTCGGGGCAGGCAGGGCAGGCGGCAGGGCAAGTTCCTTCTCCTCGGGTTCGCATACCTTGCTCAAGCCTGAGACGAAGAATTCCTTTTTCGGCGGAAGCTCGGGAGGTTGTCCCGGAGGTGGAGCCTGTCGGCTTATCTCATCGCCGTATGGTCTCAGGCCCATGGTATGCCACCACACATCGCCCCACGGTACGGGATCTTCAAAGCCGAGTTTCTCCCGTGCTTCGTTCTGCGTCATGAGCCCCTTGCCTACCGCCTCGCCGTATCGTTTGTATTTCTCGTCCTCGTTCTCCTGCAGTTCCGGTATGGCATCGATGTTGAACCGGCCTTCGAGTTTGCTGCCGATCTTCCCGAAGAAGTCTGTCCGTAGCTTGTCCTCGATGTGGTGGATCTCAGGGACGAGCGTCATCGTCCAGAAGGCCCGCATCTGCTCTTTGGTGTCGCTCCCTGACATCGGAGTAAGATCGTCTTTGACGCCGACGACTGCCGGAAGGACACCGTACTTCGCCAGGATGGTATTCCGGTTCCACTTCTTCAGCTCGAAGTGCTGCATCTTGGTGCTGTCGATCTGAAGCGGCGTGTATTTCATGCCGTGACCTAGCACGGCTATGTCATACGCTCGATTGACTCCCTGGTGCTGCTTGCGCCACCGGTCCTTGGTATCCTTGGCCTGCTCCTCTGACATCGACTTATCAGAGGTTAGAAGGCCGTCCGGAATAGAACGATTCCTCAATAGGCTCGTGTTGTTTCTATTCGCCAGGATATCTTGGTTGACTTCATAGCCACAGGAGGTCATCGGATTCACGCCACGCCACTCGTTCCAGGGATTCCATACGTGGAAGTGTAGAAGCTCGTCCGGTGTGAACGTTATCTCGTTCCCCTTGAACGTCTCACTGCCAGGAGGAGTGTACTTCCACAACGCGATTCTATTCGTACGCTTATCAACTATGTGCTCGAACCGCGTCGGATCTACCGGGTATATCTCTCTCGGTATCCCTGTCCCGCCGTGGTCGTCGTTGTAAAGCCAGATGCTTTCCCCGCGATACTTGAGCCAGGACACGGTTGCTTCCCAGAGCTGGAAGCGACTCATATAAGGATTGACGAATTTGAATAGCTCGTATTCCTTGCCAGCTTCAACTACGTCATCCCCTGACATCAATTCGAATGGTGCTCGTGCGATGTTCTTCGCTATCGCCCATACCGCGATGTTGACCCAGGCGTGGTTTTTCATGGAGTCACCGGCACTTACCCCGGCCGCCATGTCTTCTCGGTTGGCGATATTCATGAACCGCACAAACCAGTTCTGATCGTACTTTGTGACGAGGTTTGTTATGCTGCGACCGATCGCCGCTTTCACTCCGTTAAACAAGAATAAACCCTCCCGAGTCTATCTCCACCGTTAGATACCTAATAGCGTCACAGTTGTGCACTAATATGCCATTAGCAAAGAATTCATGAGTATCTTCAATTGTCAGATTATAAACGGGCTTACGTTCGCTTTCTACGTGCCATCCCTGCACATTTTCTTGAGCAGTTGCGTGTAAGGGAATATTTATTGATTGTAAATTCTTTCCCACATCCTTCGCATTTTCGCGTTTCGAGATCGACACCGGACTTGACACGACTTCTTGTTTTGCATGCATTGGAACAGAAACGGTCACGCCCATTCTGCGAGCGAGTCTCATATTCCTTCCCGCACTCATCGCATATTCGTTTATGTGGGACCACTCCTTGCCACATCTTTTGTGCATGCTCTTTGTGCCAAGCTCGTCCTTCGGTCGATCTATGCCAAACTTTCGTCTTTTCTCGTATGTGTTCCAAATTTTCGCGTTGTGCTGAAGTGCACTTTCCCCCGAGATGGAAAGAATTGTGTTGTTTCCTTGTAAGCAATTGTAGATTTTCCAATCGGTTATCTGCTGTATTCTCGTTTTTATGATGTACCAACATTCCTGAAGGAATTGGCCCAAAGGTGTTTTTCCAAATCTCTCGATGTAATGCCCCAACCCCCTTTTCAATATGGTCTGAATGTGGTCGATAATAATTGCTATCAGCCCAATTCTCTGATTCGGGATAGCGCCGAAACTTGATTCCGTGAAATATGATGGTTTGAGTTTGCATACATTCATTATATCTATATATCGCAAGGCGTCAAGAGGCGCCCATTTATTATTCACATAAATCTTGTGATTACTTGTTCCGGATATCTGAGAATTTCCAATCTTTACAGTCACAATCCTTGCGTTTTTCTCCGTCATCCCAGCGGCAATAATTCTACGCCAACCCATTCGTGTCCATACAAACTCACCGCTATGAATTGTTTCTATCGGCTTACTTCCAGTATTTGTTTTAATCATAGTACCTGCGATAAGACAGGTATGATCATTCACTTTCATCGGCTCCTCTTTCACCGGCTTATTGTCTTTCCGTTCCTGCCAGCGATACATCCCCATCTCTCTGCGGGAGTTCTGGCACGTCCGGAAAATCATAAGCTGCGGCTTGCCGTCTGCCTGGACCCTTAACCGCAGCGCGACCTTTTGAATTCCAAGGTCCACATCTTTTTGAGCGGGCCAAGTATCGATTCCGCAATCTTCGAGTTCCGCGCCCTCTTGTGCTTCGTGATCCCGTACTGTCCATCGTACCTTCTCCTCTCGCCGTTTTATTCGCTCGGCATGCCACTTGATGAGCTTATGGTCGTAGTAATGCTCATCGTAGATATACAGCCTGCCGTCATGGTCCTGTGCTCCCCAGAGACAGACGAACGGATTGTTGTAGCCCAAGTCGATAGCCCGGTATCTCGGCCAGTCTTCCGGTATCGGAAACGGATCGACGACATGGACCTCTGGGTTCCAGTCCTCGTATACCAGTCCCTCGGCTGCCGTCCACAGCCCCTTGATGCGCCGGTCGTACCACATGCCGGACGCCGTAGAGCGCTTCAAGTTCTCGATGTACTCCCCGGATAACGTCGGGTTGTCATCGAGCTGAAAATGAAACGCCTGTATCCGAAGCCGTCCGCTTGAAAGCCTTTCACCGGAACAATCGATAAAGTTGAGCTTTATCGGATGCTCCGGGTAATCCGGGTTGGTATCCCATATGATCTGCGCGTCCGGATCACTGCACCGGTTGAAAGCCTCTTGGATACTATTGTCATGCTGTAGTGTGACCTCGTTGGCATACCACCCGGCTCCGGTCATACCAGTCATCGCCTTGTAGCTGTCGGCCCGGTCCGAGCCGAAACAGTGGACGAAGTTACCGAACATCCGCAGCATCCCGTTGTTGTCCATCTTCGCGTTCAGCCCGAGGTCCATACTCATCGGCTCCAACACGTTCCGCTTAATGCTGCCGAGCGTATGGCCCGTGATGATGAAATGCTTCCCGGCTCCCGTCTGTCCCCTCACTAACATGTAAAAGATCGCGTTATTCAGGAAAGTCTTTCCTGATCTAACCGCACCCTCAAGAATCAGTATCTTCGGGCTATCCCTCAGATACCTCTTCAGTATCGTCCTCTGTCTCGGCACGAGCTTCATCTTGTATCCCCTTGAAAAGCTCTAGCCATTCGGCATCCTTCTCATTCTGGATCTGTACCTTCTGTACCGCCTTGCCGTCGAATCTATCCATAAGATCCCGGATAGCAACATGGTCTCCTCTTTTCAGAATGTCATCGATATAGTTATCAATTATTCTTTCTGCGGTTTCTTTCTTCTTGCTCTTTTCAACTGTCTTGAGCTTCCTCCGGACGATGGCGAGCAAAGAAAACTCCGTCCGCCCGTTCGGGTTCCCCGATACGCCTGGTAGAAATCTGCCTTTCTCATCCCGTTCCGCCATATCATCCCTATGCCAATAAAAAGAGGCGGCCAACCGAGAGGATAGACGCATTGCGCCTGTCCAGTCGGTTCGCCGCCTCCGTTATCGGTCAGCAACTACTATCAACTTACAATATCAAGTATAGTCTACTTTATCATACATGTCAAGGGTTATTCGAGCTTTTTCACCAGTATCTGCTGTGGCTTGATATGAGGTCGATAGACCGGCTCATACCCCACAACCATGTCGTCCTGGATGATAAACTCCACTCCCACGCGCCCGTGGTGGATTGTCTGCGTAGACTTCTTGACCCACTCAAGAAGGCCATCTATGCAGACGAGGCTCTGAACAATTGGTACGTCTATAGTCATTTGAATAACCCCTCGATGCGCTCGTACTGGACATCGTAGTCAATCCCGGCGCCCTGGCCGTTGAGGATGTCCACGGTAACCCGAAGCTCTTTCTTCCAGTCGTTCAGGCCAATGAATCGATGGCCCTCCTGGAACGGCAGGAAGAACATCTTCCGCGTTGCGAGAAACCGCTCTGTATCATGCCTGACCTTTTCGGGTGACCGGTACAGATGCTCATAACCGCGCCCCTGGTTAATGATGAGTTCCTTGGCCGTCTCTATCTTCGGCATCTGCTTTTTATCTATGATCCCAGGGCCGACGCTTATCACCTGCGGGCAATCCAGGCAAATGAGCCGTAGCGCCTGGTTGCGATAGTGGGTCAATATTGCACTGGTGAGACATCCATTCTCGGCGAGGATGTATTCTTTGCCGTAGACTCGCTCCACGTTCTCGATCGGCTGTGGCAGGGTTTCATGCCACGTCAAGCCCTCCTTGTAGAACCGGCTGGCTTGCGTGCGGTTATATGGGAACCCGTAGTCACAGCCCACAAGGAAGATCGGATCGTACCCCATCGATAAGGCGTGAGATATGGCGAAGGGTGGTTGATTGGCAAAGGGTAGCGTCGAGGTGGCGATAAACTGGTATGCCGTCGGCCATATGTTCCGGTAGAGCTCGTAGCCCGGCTCATATATCCGCACGAAGTACTTCTGTCCCTTCCACCATTCGAGGTACTTCGGCATCATGCCAGGCGTCGTGATGAGGGAAGACTTGCGCCAGTCTACCGGGAATTTCATCTCCCAGTCCTCTATACGGGGATCCGCGACATCCACGTATTCCGGTTGTCGTCCGGCATAGATCAACGTCCCGAATTGAGATGTGTTGGTAAAGATAGCGCCTTCCCAGTCCTTCAGGTACGGCAGCGCATCCATGAGAGACGGGCCGGACCCGATGACGATAGCTGGCTTCCCCTTGCCAACACCGTCGAGTACCCCGAGATCCTTGGCG